CAGAACATTTATCAGGAGAAGTAATTCCTACCATGATGGCAGAGATGGGTTTATCTCATCTTAAACTTATGGATGGTTCTTCAGTAGATGTAAAACCAAATTATAGTGCAAGCATAACTATTGCTAATAGAGATGCTGCATTTCAATGGCTTCGAGACAATAACCTAGGTGATATAATCAAAAATGAGATATCCGTATCATTTGGGCGTAACGAAGATCTCAAGGCGGCTGATTATGCCAACCTTGCATCAGAGCGTGGGTATCAACCAACACAGAAGTTGAAGGTTGAGCCCATGACTCTAAAAGCGCTAGTTCGGGAGCGATTAGAAAACGGCAAAGAAATGCCTACTGAACTTTTCAACGTATTCGTTGGAAATAAAACAACAATAAAAAGGAAACAATAACCATGAACGATATAGTTAAAAAACAAGAAGCAGGCGCGTTAGCATCAAATATGTTTGAAGCTGATGCAGACAAAGGCTCTCAGAATATGACGCAAGACGATCTTGCATTACCTTTTCTGAAAGTATTAGGACAATTATCTCCTGAAGTTAATAAAAGAGATGGGAAATATGTTGAAGGTGCAGAACCTGGCATGATTCTTAACTCAGTCACAAACGAAGTGTTTGATGGCACTAAAGGAGTACAAGTATTGCCGGTATTCTACGAAAGAAAATATGTAGAATGGGCAGACAGAGGCGACAGTAAAGGCGCTCCAGTCGCAATACACAATGCTGAAAGTGACATTGTAAGTACTACAACTAGGGACAAGTCTTTTAAAGACAGACTTCCAAATGGTAACTACTTAGAAAACACTGCAAATCATTTTGTAATTGTTTTAGGCAAGTCACCACAATCAGCTTTGATATCTATGAAAGCTACTCAATTAAAAATTAGTAGAAAATGGAATTCAATGATGATGGGGATTAAACTTCAAGGTAAGAACGGATTATTTACTCCGCCAACTTATAGCCACATTTACAACTTAAAGACTGTTCAGATGTCAAATGACAAAGGAACATGGTTTGGTTGGGATGTATCTAAGGTAGGACCTATCGAAGATAAATCTGTTTACGAAAGTGCAAAAAGTTTTGCTGAAAAAGTTGGCAAAGGTGCTGTACAAGTAAAACCAGAAAATCAAGAAGCAACTAAAAAAACAATCAATTTATAGTTCCTAGGGATAGGCGTGGAAGCGAGAGTGGAAACGCCTATTAAAAATTATGGTTGATGATAAAAACAATAATAATGGTCCGTCTACTTACGAAGACTGGTATGATCTTAATTATATTTTAGTTCCATGTGATGGAAGCAGGGCTATATCTAAAGGATGGCAGTCTCCAGATTTTGTATTGACAAAAGAAGAATGGAAAAGCAAATATTTAGACAGAAGTTTAGGACTAAGATTAGATAGTTTAGTTGATTTTGATATAGACAATCCTAAAGCAAAAGAATTTACAAAATTATGGTTAGGAAAATGTGATGCTATTTTTGGAAGAGATCATAATCCATCTAGTCATTACTTATGGAAAAATAAATTATCAAAACAAAAATTTGAATTACCAAGTGACCTTAAAAGATATGTTGAATTTGCTGCACATGGCAACTGTTTATGTGAAATAAGAAGTGGAGAAGCTCAATACAGTATAGTTCCAGGTTCATTACATAGTAAACATGCTGAATATGTAAGGTGGGAAAAGTACGAAGGCTTTAACGAGTATGTAGGAGATTTAAATAAAATTTTAAGAAAGATAGCACTAGCTACTGCTCTCTCTCTTTTGTATGCAATTAAGGGACAAAGAGATGAGTACTGCACAGCAATAGCAGGAGTTTTAATTAAACAAACTGATTGGGACGATGCAGAAATAAATGATTTTATTTATCAGATTGCAGAAATTTCTAATGACGATGAAGCAGAAAGTAGAAAAAATAAAGGCACTAGCACTAGAAACTCTAAAAGACAATTTGGAATGCCTAAGATTGCAGAAATTTTAGAATGTAAAAAACAATCTGTGGCCCATATATTTGGTTGGATTGGTGCAGAAGATAAGGCTCTTGCTGAAGTAAAAGAAATTGCTGATGAATCTGTTGGAGACATCATACAGTATGGTCAAAACAGATATAAGATAGACGTCAAGGGTATATTACAAGGTACATCATTTACAAAAACAATAATTGTAGATGGACCAACGCTTATGAACCAAGCAAAGTTTTATGATGCTGTCATTTCTCAAGCACAAGTATGGATTCCTAAAATGACACCTAAACAATTTGAAGAAATAATGCAGTTAAAATTTGCATCTAGAAGTCAATCTAAAGAATATGATAAAGAAGCTGATAGCAATTTAATATTTAAAAAGTATTTTAATAATTACATAAACAAAGTTAAAGTTTTTACAGATAAAAAAGAATTAGCTAATTATAAATTACCTTATTTTAATCCGCGTAAAGAAATTTTAGAATTTAATTTAAATAATTTTGAAGACTATTTACAAGCTCAAAAAGTAAATATGGAACGTGTGGATCTTGTTATGAAAATGCAAGATATACTTAAAGCTAAAAAACACCATGGAAAGTATCTTGGAAAATCATGTGTGTCTTGGAAAATTCACAATCCAGATCTTTTAAAGGAAGATATAGTTATCGAAGGTGAATACTACGAAGAAGGGGAAGGAGGATTGATAAGTGACTTTGAAGAAGATAGAGCCTAGATTTATTGCAGGTCCTCCAGGGACAGGTAAGACTCACGTTTATATAACAGGACTGTATGAAAAATTATTAGTCAAATACAGTTATAAAAAAATACTTATACTTTCTCATACCAATGTAGCAGCTGAACAAATCTTGGAAGCAGTTATAAAATTGCCACAAATGGAAGGTGTTACTAAAAAAGAATTGCGAGAGACTATAGGAACTATTCACCATTATTGTAAAAATAGACCCTCTTTACGAGGTAAATTAACAAAAACTAAATTAGACGATCATAAAAATTTAATTCAAGCAGATAGGCGTTTTGGACTTGATGGCAATCCTGATGTTGAAAAACATAATTTATATAGATTTAGATCCGATGCTAAAGGCAGAGGATTTTCTTATGATGAGTATTGGAGAAGTTGTGATGATCAAGATTCATACAAACCATACAATCTGCAAGTTATGAAAGAATTATTTGAAATTTATGAAAAATATAAAAAACTTTATGACAAAGAAGATTTTACAGACATGATCGAAAGATTAATAGATCCTAATGTTAAGGCTCCGGATGTAGATGCAGTAATTATAGATGAGTGTCAAGATAGTAATGTTCCTCAAACAGAAGCTATTGAGAAGATGGCCACGAATGTAAAAGATGGACATTTTTATTTAATTGGTGATGCAGATCAAACACTATTTGAATACGCAGGCTCAAACCCAGACTACTTTCATAAGTTAGCTGCTAATCCTTATCACGAATTAGAAAACGGATTAAGATGTAGTGAAGCAATTAATACAAAATGTAAAACAGTTATAATGCCAGTGTGGGATAAATGGGGTTCGCATAGAATATGGACTCCTGCTAAATACAGAGAAGAGCACGGCATGGGTCATGTTGGAGAAACAATTAAAGGAGAAGAGTATCGTTTACCTTATTTAGAAAAAGGATCTACACATTTAGACATATTATTAAATAAAATTAAAAACACTAATCAAACATTTTTGTTTACTTACAGAGGCACCCCAGGCGATACTCGTGTTACTAAATTCTTATCTGGACAAGGTTTAGAATATGGTATGGTAAGTTCAGAGTTTAAACCTCATGCTTCTAAAAAAGAAATAAACTCACATTATGTGTGGCCAGATTTTGTTGAAGGTAAATCAATGCACCTTACTCAAATTAAATCGTTTTGGGATTATATGGGCAGCAAAGTTATAGTTAACAAAAAAGGTGATTTTGATTTTAAAGGTTGGACGGAAAAAAATTACACTATAGATGAATTAATTAATGAAAAGTTATTAAAACCAGATTGTAAACAATACACAGACTTTGATTTAATTCGTGTTCCTAGTGGTGTTACAGGAGGAGCAGAAAAATTACATTATATAAAAAGAGTAATAGCAAATGGATTTGATAATGAAAAACCTAACCAGATTTTTTATGGAAACATACATCAGGTAAAAGGTTTAACATTTGATAATGTTATTGTGGATCATACTATGAGTATGAAAAGAGCTCCAGAAAATTTTCACACACAATTAAGATTAGAATATACAGCATACAGCAGAGGAGTTTTCGATTACTGGGAACTTGCATCAACAACTAAGCGAACATTAGGAGTAAGATCATCATGAGCAAAGCATATGACAAACAAATAGGTGGATCACATTATCAAAAATATAAAATACAACCAAGTAAATTTGTAGTAGAGAACGAATTGCTTTACCCTGAAGGCTGTGCTATAAAATATATTGTAAGACATCGCGACAAAGGAAAGAAGCAAGACTTAGAAAAAGCAATTCATTTTATAGAAATGATAATAGAAAGGGATTATAAATAATGTGTACAGTTCCACAATTAACTGATTTAGACTTAACAGGTATAGATACAGTAGCAATCGATTTAGAAACATATGATCCAAATTTAAAAACAAAAGGCCTTGGTGCAGTTAGAAAAGATGGGTTTGTAACTGGCATAGCTATAGCTACAAAAAACCAAACTTTTTACTTTCCTATTGCTCACCACATGACAGACAACTTAAACACCAAAGAAACATGGGATTACTTGAACGAAAAAGTCTTTCAAAACAAGGACATACGTAAGGTATTTCATAATGCAATGTACGATGTATGTTGGATTAGATCGGCTACCGGAGACATGCCACAAGGTGCATTGTTAGACACTATGATTGCAGCTTCTGTAATTGATGAAACAAGAATGAAATATTCTTTAGACTCAATTAGTAAAGATTATTTAAAAGAATCTAAATATAAATATGATATGGCTGCTAAAGTTTTAGATTGGTCTAAAGGAACTATCAAAGATCCAATGACCAGTATGCATAAACTACCTTATCATTTAGTAAAAGATTATGCGGAGCAAGATGTTAACTTAACATTAAAGTTGTGGAATATTTTTGAGAAAAAATTAGACGAAGTATTGTACACGGACCACGGAACAAATGAAAACAAAACTTGTAGAAAAATATTTGAATTAGAAACTAAATTATTTCCTTGTCTGGTTGACATGAAGTTCAAAGGAGTTAAAATAGATGTCCAAAAAGCTAAGGCATTTGGTAAACGTTTAAAGAAAACAAAACAAAATATTATTGATTATATTGAAAGAAGAACAGGAGTTAAAATAGAAATATGGGCAGCATCTTCTATTAAAGCTTTGTTAGATCACCGAAAAATAACTAACTACGAAACTACTAAAGATAAAATAAAAGATCTTAAAGATAAAAAAGGTAATGTAATAAAAGATAAGGAGGGAAAGGTAAAAACAGAAACAATTAAATCTACTATTCCTAAACTTCCTAAAGACTATTTATCAACACACGAAGATCACTTTTTAAGATTAATTGTCAAAGCTAGAAACTTTGACAAAACAGAAAATACTTTTATTGAAGGTTTATTAGACTTTGTACATGAAGGTAGAATACATGCGGATATAAACCAAATTAGATCTGACGATGGTGGAACTGTAACTGGTAGATTCTCAATGAGTAACCCTAACTTACAACAGATACCATCGAGAGGTTTTATAGGTAAGAAGATGAGAGAGCTATTTATACCTGACGATGGGTGTACGTGGGGATCATTTGACTACTCACAACAAGAACCTAGGATAGTAGTACACTACGCATTAAAAATATATTTAGACAAAGAACCTAAAGCAGATGAAGAACAATTACCTATTAACTTAATAGAAAGTTTAGAGAAGATAGAAGAAGCATACAAGGACCCTGACAAAGACGTAGACTTTCACCAGGCTGTAGCAGACATGGCTCAGATATCACGGACCATGGCCAAAACAATTAACCTAGGACTCTTTTATGGTATGGGTAAAATAAAATTAGCTAAAGAATTAAATTTAAGCAGACAAGATGCTAATGAATTATTTAATACATATCATAATAATGCACCTTTTGTCAGACGTTTATCACAAGATCTAATACAGTTTGCTGAAGATAATAAGTTATTATTTACACTAAAAGATAGGTTTTGCAGATTTAATAAGTGGGAAACACAGGATAGGCAATGGGATAGAAAATTAAATAGATATACTCCGGTACCAATTCTAACCAAAGAAGATGCACAGATTGCTTATAAAGCTAAATTAACTGAACTATATGACGAAGAAAAAATACCTAAAGATCATATGGATAATTTTACAAAACATTACAAACCTGCATTTACATACAAAGCTTTGAATAGATTGATACAAGGTAGTGCGGCAGACATGACTAAACAAGCAATGGTTAACTTATACGAACAAGGTATTTTACCGCAGATACAAATTCATGATGAGTTGTGTCTATCTGTAGCAAATGATAATGTTGCAAACATGATAAAAAAAACAATGGAGACTGCAGTTCCTCTTAAAGTTCCTAACAAAGTTAATTACAAGAAAGGACCCAATTGGGGTACAATAAAATAAAAATATGGCTTACTTAAATGCAAATATTCCTGTACAATATTCCCAAATAAAAAAGGAGTATTTATATGACTTTAAAAAACATCATGGCGAAGTTGAAGACTGTATTATCTTCGGCATCACGTCACTTACCGGCAGAGCTATTCTCTTCCATGCCATCATGGAAAACGGTGCTATCTTTTATCGTGTACCCATATCGGCTTTTGTTCAACGTGGTTATGACCCCAAGTCTGTTCCGACCCAAAGACTTGATGAACTGGAATTGTGGAATAGTTTTTCTTATTACCCTGCTATTACTAGTTGGGATATTTTAACAGCCGCATCCGGCAAATACATTGGTAAAGA